CGGAAAGGATCCACAATTCTTCATTGATAACTCTGCACATGCAATTAAACCATCAGGTGTACATGGAACTTTAACTGTGCATGAATTAGGAAACTTTGTAGCAAGTCTGATACCTTCTTCAACCATTTCATTAGAATCACCAACAACTTCCATACTAATATCATGCAATCCAATGTCCTGTATTTCCTGATACACTTCCTCAGGATCTCTTCCACTTCTACGAATTAAAGTTGGATTTGTTGTGACACCATCAATTAATCCTGTACCATAGTACTTTCTGATTAAGTCTGTATCTGCTGTATCTAAAAAAATCTTCATGCTTTCAAGTCTGTTGTTCATATGATTAGGTTTTGATTATATATTAACATCCATCATCATTTTCCGCACAATGAATGCGAATTATTTCATCTTCCTCACTTAAGGATTCTTTTGTGTCCTTTTCTTCCTTTTCCTTATTCTTTGATTCAGTCATCGTACTTCAAAGTTAAGTTTTTTGATTTTTCTTTTACTTCTTTTTTCTTGCCATTCAAGATCTTTAGAAGTAAGACCATCTGGTTTCTTCTTATTTACGCCAGAAACAATGACAACTTTAGATAAATCAACAGCAGTTACTGTTTCATCTATAAGTGTCATCTTATTTACACATTTACAAGCTTGCAACTTGGGTGAAGATTTCAATTCAACTCCACACACTTTGCATCTCACAGTTAACATCACTGTACATCAAATAGTAAAGAGGGAGGTTGGATTCCTGTGTACCAACAAAGAACGGGCATTACTACAGTTAGTAAATACGTCCTTGCCTGAGTCCTACTTGGTTGAGTAGTTCTATCCTGCGATAGCGAGCACCACCTCTGACTCATCACCTTAACCAGCAGTTGCCAGTAAGTTTATTCAGTCACTCCCATGTTGCGTCCAACATTTTTAATATAACACACTACTATTTAGTTGTCAAGCGTTTCTCTTAACTTACGAATTGACCCCTTTAAATTATCAAACATCTGTTCCACGGTTGCACCTCTAGGCATACCCATCTGTCTAAGTGACTCTCTCATATTCTCCGCAACTAACAATGCATCTTCATCATCAGAAATTTTACATCTAAAATACATGAGTTTTTGTTTCTCTAATAACTCTTCAATCAGATCAAGTTGTTCCATCTCATCTTCCTCAATCCCAGTGACAGAAGAAAAGGCAGCCTCAATAATACCATTAGTAATTAGATCTTGAAGTTCTTTGATTTCTTCAAGACTGGCTTGAACCATCTCCGAATCAAAAAATTCACTCCTAGAATCAAAATTCATTTAACTACAATCTCCTTGAGGGTTTGCTTATATTTTTTAAGGTTAATATTATTTAACAAAAACGGTTTGTATTTGTCAAGTTTCATACTGACGGTTTTCCATACAAAGTCATCTAACTTGTCATCAAAGTCTTTTTTGTATCCAAGCATACCATCTAGTATCACTAATGTTTCTGTTGTAATATTTTTCTTTAAATGTTCTTTGATAATAATCGGATGTTTTCCATTCTTACATTCAAACAAAGAATTAAATTCTTTATCATCACATACTTGTGTCATCTCCTGTTTAAAAAGATAATTTAAACTTTGAATCTTTTTAAGCCAGTCGTTATATTTATCTTCACCTGTCTCTATAATCTCTCCAATCCACATTCTTTGTGGGTCATCACACTGAGAGAAAATAGCAGTGAAGTAATCTACAATATCTTCGTCTTTCTTCTGACGAGACATCTTTTCAAAAAAATATTTGTCCTTTCTCTTATTAAATGATGTGGTGGTTGCGTTTGTCTTACCACCATACTTAAAATAATCAAAGTTATCCTTCGTAAAATGATTCTTGAATGCTAGATAAGTTCTGTAGCAATCAAAACCAGTCATAAGGGCAGTTTTGCTCTTGTGGTACGTTTGAGATAGTTGAGTTCTGTAGCTTCCCATTTCAACTTCTCCTTGAGAGGTTTTGAAATGAGTTTGGGAACGGATTCAACGTCAATGGCATTTTGTTCACAATAATGTACGATAGCATCAATATAACCTAGATTGTCATTCTTGACAATAGCCTCTATGTCCTGTGCAAACTGTGCTGAACAGAGAAACTTTTCTTTAAGAGCTTTGTTGATGTCACCCATTAACCACCATTCGGTTTTCGATAAAGTTTTTGACATATTTAACCAATAATTTAATGTAATCACCTTTGTTTCTTTTATCATAAACCTTAACCTCACCATTTGGTGTGACCATGATTGTGATAAGTTTTTGGATAGGAATTCCAGTCAGTTCATAATACATACAGGCATATGCAACCTCTTGAACAAAGTATTGTTCAATCCATTCTTCTGGTTTAATCTTCTTCGAGGTCTTAAAATCAATAACAGCGAGTCCGCCCTCATATTCGGCGATACAATCGACTCTTCCTGCCAGACCAAGGTATTCAGAATAAAGTGTGCGTTCTATTGCGTGTATCTTTCCTATCTTGTCTAAACTAGACTTAGCACTGTGAAACATAAACTGAGTCAGTGGTTGGTAATCCTTCCAATCTAACTCTTTATTCTCAAGATAGGCTTGTGCAGCTTCATGAAAGTCCGTACCACGTCGAGTTGCCTCTCTTGTGACACGATCTGCTTCTTCATTCCCGACTCTCTTTCTCCATTCACGAAACACCTCTCGATTATAGAAACTAGTAACAGAGGTGATAGAAGGAACCCATTCATTGCTGGGTAACTTATATAGGCGAAGTCCGTCGGTCTCTTTTTTCTCTAACTCTAAATCACCTAAGTGATTCTCAACAATAAACATTAAAATCCCATAGCCATTTTACGAATAAGATATTCTCTCACAAGGCCAGAACGAACGATATCATTGACATTAAATTCTATCATCGCAAATTCTTCAGGCATTTGTTCGATAATCTTCATGAAGTCAAGAATGCCATTCTTTTCATTGGTTTTTTGTAAGTCAGTTTGACTTGCATCACCACAGAAAATAATTTTAGCATCCTCTCCTACTCTTGTCATTATACTATCTAATTCGTGAAAATTCAAGTTTTGAAATTCATCAACAATAATAATTGAACGATCAAGTGTTGTTCCTCTCAAAAATGAGGTGCTCCAAAACTTAATTGTGTCCTGTGCCTTTAAATTACCATAAAGCATTTCAAAATCTGCATCAGATGACATTTGAAACATATATTTTACCATATGTTTGTATGGAACTTGATATATGTCAGATTTATCTTCATGATCACCTGGTAAGAAACCAATCTCACGAGTTGCGACTAATGAACGAACAATATAGATTTTCTCATAAGGTGTATTTTCATCTAATACATCTTTCAAAGCATTATACAGAGTAACAAAAGTTTTACCTGTTCCTGCAGCACCATAAGCAATAATATTCTTACTTTCATTGTAAGAATTAAATAAGATTTTTTGATTTTCTGTAATTGGTTCAATATTGACCAAATATTCAGAATTTACTGGTTTTTTTCTACGCATTTGCTTTGCTGTCAACCCAACTCCAATGGGTTGATCTCCATTTCTTTTTCTTCCCATTAATCAATCTTCTGCTTTTGAGCACCAGGATATTTTTGAACTCTCTCTAATACTTCATTCCAACCTGGTTTTCTTCTTATCAGTTTATTTTTCCACTCTCCAACTTCTCCAACACCTGGCATTGTAGATGGATCTGAGTAATCTCTTGACCAATCAGGATTGTCCTCTGTCCATTGATCCCAATCATTCACACTCATTCTCACTTCTTTCTGTTCACCAGTTTTTGTATTAACTACAGGATATGTTGCCATAATAATTGATTAATGTATAGTTATTTAGACCCATTCAAGGGCTTCTGATACTGTAGGGAACTGCTCAGTAAAAACTTTACGACATTTCTCTGCAATATCCATGTGTTCTTTCTGTGTTCCGTGTGCAGAACGAAGATCAATATAATGTATCCAAGAACGACAAGAACCTGTCATGTATATTCTTGTAGGAGTGCATAATGGTAGAACCATTCGAGCACATTCTTTTGCAACTCCCTCTTCAATCATCTGATTATACAATGATTGAGCAGAACTAAAAAGAGTTATCATCTGTGCTTCTAATTTTTGTTTTATAAATGGATCTAAATCATCAATACTATTTTGACGATTCTTCTTATCTTGTCTTCTCAAATCTGGTAGTTTAATATTACCTAATTCATTACTTTGTGCGTATCTCTGTGAGAACTCTTGAAATGTAAAAGAGCGATGCCTTAATATCTGTGCTGCGATTGCCCTTGTTGTTTCAATCTCAAGTGTCATTGATGATTGTTCAAAAACAGACCAGTGATTATGTTGAATACAATAACGAAGTAATCCCGCAAATTTTTCATTACCCTGATTATTTGGATTTGAAACTCTGGCGATATATGCCATTGTTTTCTCAGCATCAGGAGAAATACTTACTAACTTAACTGTCATTATCCGAATCCTTTTTTAAGTTTACTGTCTAAATTATTCATTTCCTCTTCAACGACTCTCAATTGTTTTTTCATATCTTTGAGTTGCTCATCAGTGTAGAGATGTTCTTGAGCAATTAATCTTTTAAGTAACTTAATTAATGCCTTTTGTCTAGCCATTAGTCTGAACCATCATCATACAATTCATCATAGTCAAGTGGTGTAGAAGAGTAATCTTTATCACTTTTGTATGATTCCACATCAGAATACACCTCTGCCTTTAATGTGTCAAGTGTTATTTCTAGAGTACGAATAATGTCTTTTAATTTACTACGATCCATAATTTAAGACTTTTACATATTGTACACAAAAAAAGAGGAAAGGTCAACCCTCTCCTCTTGGATTATGTATTTCCCAATTGGTGTCATGGAAAATATCTATGTACACCCATTTTGCGTAGTGAATTCCCCGATAGCACAGAAAAGCAAAGACCTCATCTATGTCGTGCTTCTCTTCGTTCCATTCTGGTTGTTTTCCTCTACCTAATAAGTGTAACATTTGTCTTTACCTCCTGTAACAATTATTTATAACTGTACAAGAGTCTGGCTTCAACGTAGATTAATGCTAGAAATGCTACGCTCGCCACGAGAATTTCTGCAGTTACCAACATCACTTGCCTCCTTTAACTTCAATACCTCTGTAAACAAGTTGTTTTTGTTGAGGCTGTTGCTGTTGCTGTTCTTGTAGACGAGTTTCAGTATCGTACTGAACTCCTCTGTAAGTGACCTGTGCCATGATTTGCTCCTAAAGTAATTGGACTTTTAATCCGTTCCTTCAGTCGGCTTTTGCGTCCTTTGGAAAACACATTGGATCTGTGTGTGCAATAACAACCCTTGTTATTTCCAATTGCTCAGATTTATCAGGATTATTTCTTGCAGTGTCTATTAGTTCAGCAGCATGCTCACAATCAAGTGGTGCTCCAATTGCTATTAGACTGAGAAGAATGTGGTACATAAGGATGAACGAACCCGTTCCGAGTCGGCTTACTTGCGTCCGATAATATAAGCATCACACTCACCTGACACCTTAGTTCTCAAGTAATCTATAAGATACTCGTGAGCATCAGAGTTAAGATTCTTATCACTAAGTATCTCAATTCTGTTTTGATTCCATTCTGAGCAAGACATTTCCCAATGGGAAGCATTATGTTCAGTAAGGAGTGATGCCAATAGTGTGATTTCTATCATCTGGATGAACGATGTGTCTATATTAACACATTCACAGTATATAGGCAAGCATTTTTGTAACTTGTGTTACAATTTTAGAAATATTTTAGATTTAAGACAATTTAGTGTCTAAATAATGGGTTTTGTTTCGTAAAAACCCTACACACGAAAAATTTTGGGGAAAATTTTTTCAGAGTTTTGTATAGGGAAG